GGATGAAATAATGACAGATCGTAAAGCAAGTATCAAAATTGGTGCAGGAGTAGAAGGTGGAGCTTTCTTCGGTAGATTAAGAACTAAGAGTGAGCCAGGCTTTACACCTAGAACTGGCTATACATCCACCCAAGGTTCTTAATAATGACACTTGTAAATGCGAGAGCTGCTTTTGAGAAAGCAATTACTGATGCAGTTGCGGCTGCTGATAATACAGTGAAAATTCTCTATGACAATGTTCCTTATACAACTCCAGGTAAGACAGTCAAATATATGATTTTAGGGGTTAATTTTGGACAAGCAACAGTTCAGAATCAAGGTGCAGCGAGTGATTTTTATACTGGATTTATACAATGCAATATTTACGTTCCAAAATCAAAAGGTAGTGCGGTTTTGTCAGCAATTAGTGAATCAGTTATTGATGGAATGACTTCTGTAAATGCTTCAAACTATACAGATACTTTTAGTTGTAAACCTAGAACTTTAGAGGTTGCTGGGCCAAGTGTTTTTGAATCAGATGAAGAATCTCATGCTATGGGAGTCATCACTTGTCAGTTTTCAGCAAACGCTTAGTATTATAATATTCTAAGATAATTTCTTCTTTTCATGTCAAAAGCCATTGAGCTGCTCCGCAATAACTTCGGAGTTAGTCAGCTTTATCAGCACGAAGTAGTAAAGAATGGGGAATCAATCCTTACTGTTTACTGGCATCCTTTAACTATTGCTGAGAGAGAATCTATTCAAAAGAAAACTAATAGTGAAGATGCGAATGATTTCGCTTTAGCATTGATGATTCAGAAAGCCTTAGATAAAGATGGAGTGAGACTTTTCCAAGATGGTGATAAGGCTGCTTTAAGAAGAGAGGTTGAAGCTGCTGTCTTGCAGGAAATTCAATTAGCGATGCTTGAATCTGGAACGGACAAGGAGGTAGAAGATGCTAAAGCGGAATTGAAAAGCTAATAAGCTTTGGTATTTCATGTTTTCGTTAGCTAAAGAACTTGGGATGACTGTTTCTCAGTTATCTAAGGAATTAACTATGGAAGAAGTAGTCGGGTGGTCGGGATATTTTGCTTTAAAGAATGAAGAAGATGCAAGAGATCGAGATCGAGTACAGAAAAGTGGTGCTACCCGTGTCCAAACAAGGTAAAGTGTAAGAAGTTCCTTTTAAAAGAGTAAAGGGTGGCTCAAGGTTATACCAAGTTAATAGATTTCAAGGTTAATGATCGTGCGATCAAACAGGCCACTGAGCGTTTATTTAAAAGTTTAGACAGGATAGAAAAGAAGTTAGATGCAATAGGTACTAAGGGTTTTACTAAATTAGGCACAAATTTAGATAAAGCTACACAAAAAGCAGATGTAGCGAATAAGAGATTAAGCAATTTTGGTAGAGCAGTTAATAAGTTAGATGGATATACGAGAGCTGCGGCCTTTGGTGCTGCCGCTTTAGCGGGAGGAGTAGATGTACTAGGCAAAGCGATGGCGAAGCCTCTAGCAGAGGTTCCGCTTCTTGGTGGTGCATTAACTAAATTAACGGCTGGTTTTGGGCTACATTCATCAGCTATAGCTGCTGCTGCGGGGGCATTTCCTCCTCTAACTGCTGCTCTTGCTGCTGCTACAGTGGGTTATATAGCTTTTGGTAAAAACGGTGTTGGCAAAGTAGCTGGATGGCTTGGTACACAGACAAAAGCGTTAAAAACTGCGATTAGCCAAATAGGTACATTTGAAAGGAAGATAAAGATGACTTCCAAGGCAATGGAAGAGCTTCAAAGAGGGGAAGGTTTAACTGGTTTACGAACATTATTAGCAAAGGCTGTAGCAGAGCAAGATAAGTTACTGACTAGCAATAGTGGATATGTTCAAGCTTTATTAAAAGTAAGGGCGTTAGAACAAGATATAAATCGAGAATTAATAGCAAGGCAAAGAATAACAGATAATCTCACGAGACAAGAAGGGATAACATCAGGGCCAGGTTTAGATGGTTTAAATAAATCATTAAGGGAGCAGGAAGCGATACTTGGCAGGATGCTAAGTACAGAAATTGGTTTTGAAGATAAGGTAGCAAAAGTAAAATCCATACAGGAACTAATAACAGATGAGCTAAGGCAGAGAGAGTTGTTGATGGGTAAGATAAATATTAAAGAAGAGAAGTCTGCTTCCTTTGCTGAGAGAACTTCTAAGTTTAGAGAAAGAGCAGGAGATTTGGCGCAGAAAGTTAGACCAGGGGGGAGAGGGTTTGGCTTTACAGGAGTAGAACGTAGAGGGTTGCAGGTTGGGGCAGCGGCTGGAGCAACTATGGGTGTCTCTGGCTTTATGTCTACTCAAAATGCTATAGCAAACCAAGTTAACAAGCTCTCCACTATACCTATGCCTTGGGGGAAGTGGGAAACAGGAATACACATGGCAACTCAGAGTTCTCATGGTTTCCTTGGTGTTTTAAACGATTTAGGACATCAATTAGCACATGTGCAGCCTGAATATTTAGCTATAGCTGCTGCTGCTTATATGGCTTTCGGAGTAGATAAGTTACCTAGAGCGATAAAGAACGTATTCAAGGCAGGGAAAGCAACAAGAAAAACAACAGCGTCTTTAGTCGAATTTGGTAAGACGACGGTACAGACAGGTGCATTTTTGAAGGGAATAAATATGGACTTTAAGTTAACAAGTGCGGGAGCTAAACAACTGGGAGTCGATATAGATACCATTGCTAATGGTATGGATAGAATGAATAGAGAACGTGCGCTTGCTGCTGCGAAATTACAAAGAGGGATATCTACAGGATCAGGGAATATTCAGAAGAGTGGGTTTGGCACTTGGAGCGCAAAGATGGATCAGCAGGAGAAGACAAGAAAGACTTTCGCAGATGCTACACGAAGAAAAGAACTCAAGTGGGCTAATGCTTTAGAAGCCTCTAACAATAGAACTGTTGAAATCAAAGGTAAACAATTAAACATAGAACAAAGAATAAATAGAGTAATGGAAAGGAGACAGCGCATGGCGCAATCTTCTAATAAGCAAGGAATGTTTAGAGGTGGTGCAGGTGGAGCATTAAGCAGTGCAATGATTGGTGGTGGTTTCCCACTCTTATTTGGTCAAGGAGGAGCTTCTGCTGTAGGTGGTGGTGTAGGTGGTTTGTTAGGTGGAGCGATAGGAGGAGGATTTGGCTTTGGATTATCTATTGTTGGTACAGCTATTGGTCAATGGATAACTCAAATGGATGAGTTTAATAGTCAAGTAAATGCTGTAAATGCTGACATGAAGGCTCTAGGATTTAATGCTGAATTTACAGGGAAAGAGATAAAAGAAATGGCGAAATATCTAAGAATATCTAAAGAAGAGACAATGCAATTATTTAGTAATTACATGCGTTTTGGCAAAGAGGTCGGAACAACATTAATGAAGTTTTATGGTCAAGATTTTTCTAATTTATTTGCTATAGGGAAAATAAAAGATTCGCAGAGTGCAATGGAGGCAATAGTTTCCATGAGTAAAGTTTTAACATTTGAGGAACAAGCGCAATTAATTGCACAGGTTGGAACAGTTAAGTCTGAAGTGATACAAATTAAATTAATGGACTTGATGATAGAGAAACAATATAACAAGAATAAACAGTTAATAGAAGAGGTCAGCTTAGTACACCAAATTTGGTATTGGACAAAACGTACTGCGGCTTTTCTTCTAGCAGATGATCCAGTATCCCGAAAACTATTATCGGGTGAATCTCCAGCAGAAAGACGGCTTAGGTTACTAAAAGAATTAGATGAAGAGATGGCAGGTCTCAATGAAGCAACGAAAAAAGCTTTAGAGCAGATACTTAAGGTGGAAAATATTTTAGACGGAACTTCAGATAAGCTTTCAATGGTTAATAATTTATATGACCAAATAGCACGAACAGTTGAAGATGGACTAGTCAATGCAATTGAAGGTGCGATAGAAGGCACGAAGACTTTAGGAGAGGTTGCTTCAAGTGTGTTTAGACAAATAGGAAGGATGTTGCTTCAATACGGAGTTCATGCCTTTATGGGATCATTACCTGGGGGCGTAGGGAAATTCTTCAGTGGGAGAGCAGAAGGAGGTCCAGTTACAGGGAATAAATCTTATATAGTCGGAGAAAAAGGACCAGAATTATTTACACCTAGAAGCAGTGGACATATCACACCTAATCATGAATTAGGAGGAGGAGGCGGTAACGTAACAGTAAATGTTGATGCTTCTGGTTCGGCTGTTGAAGGTGATGGGGCAGAGGCATCAAGATTAGGCAGAATGTTAGGTGCTGCAATTCAAGCAGAACTAATTAAACAAAGAAGACCTGGAGGACTATTACGCTAATGGCAACTTTCCCTTCTGTTACTCAAGGATATGGAGCTACTAAAAATAGTAGTCCTAAGATTCGTACTGCTCAGTTTAATGATGGCTATATGCATCGAATTAAGTTTGGACAGAATATTGATCCTAAAAGTTGGAATTTAAGCTGGGTAAATATAACGGAAGTCAATGCAGATTCTA